GTTTAAACAACTTTTTTTGGAGTTAATACAAATGGCAAACTATATCATATCAATCGATAATTCATTATCGGATTCAGACGCACAGGCGTGTATTACCGATGCCGGTGGTACAGTAAGTAGTGCTCTTGCAATCACAAATACGTACAATGCAACATGTACAGCAGAACAACTTGCGGCAATGGCAAGTGTTTCAGCAAGTTCTTTAGATGAAGCATCTATTGATGTTGCTTTACAAACTTTTGACTCAGTTCACTTAGATGACTTAGTCAACTCAAATTACGAGATGGCTGGCGCGGCTGGTACATCTATTACACCTTATGCACCTGAATACAGAGGTTTAGGTGTTACATGTTACTTAATCGATACAGGTATTAACATTGGACACGTAGAATTTGCAAGTGCTTCAATCAGTAACCTACACTCAGCATTCACAGAAGATGATGATATAGCAGATTTTGAGGATGAGGCTGGACACGGTACTGCAATTGCAAGTGTTATTGTAGGTGCTAATGTTGGTGTATCAACACAAACATCATTAAAGAATGTTAAACTATTTAATTCAAACTCAGGAAGTGCTACAGTAGGTGCAATCATAGGTGCATTTAATGCCGTAGCATTAGACCATGCAAATAACGGTGTAGAAACTGTTAGAGTTGTTTGTACTCCATGGACTGTAACACAAAACGATTTAATTGATGATATAGTTAAAAGTATGAATTCCAGTAACTTAGTTATGATAACAGCGGCAGGTAATGACGGTGTTGATATTTCTACTAAATCACCAGCAGGTGTTACAGAAATCATAACAGTAGGTGGTTATAACAATCTTTGGAATGTACAAGCATTTACTAACACACCAGGTACTGCAACAGGGTTAACAAACTTTGGAGCACCGCTTGATGTATTTGGATGGAGTGAAGGGGCAACATTAGCCGATGCAGATAACCTAAGTGGTTATGCGGCATTTACAGGAACATCAGTTGCAACAGGTATTGCGGCAGGTGTTGCAGTACAGTATATACAAAAACATGTAGGTACTACGTCAGCAGGCATCAAAGAAGCAATATTGTCAGAAGGTCATATGAAAGGTATTGAACAATTACAATTCACAGGTACCGACTATGACACAGCCTATCATGCAATGCTTACAACATGGAACATTGCAGACGCATCATTATCAACTACACAATCAGGTAGACTTGGTAATGTACCAAACGGTGAAACAATGACATTTGATATTGGTTTAGATTCAAGTGCAACTGCCGTTGAAGTACTCGACTTTGCACCATTACCACCATTTATGGCATTTGATACATCCACAGGTATATTAACTGTTACAGCAACAGGATTATCAGCAGACATTACACCAGGTGTATTTGTATTTGCTGTTAAAGGTTTAATTGATGATGAACTACTTGTTGAAGAATTCTCAGTTGGTGTTTATGTAACAGACCAATCAGAGGTCGACGGTGATACAGCATCAAGTTTCTACTACGATATAGACAATTCAGAGTATGACGAAATTGTTAACTATCAAGTAGCACCATCACCATCTTCTGAGAAGCCTTAATGCCACAAGTAGGTGTTGTAGGAAAAGGTACATTTGGTCCCGGTGTTATAACTGGTCCTGGTGTACCTAATATTTTAGTAGAAGGAAGTCCTATTAGTGTAATAGGCGACGTAATTGCTCCGCATGGAGAAGCACCACATACTACAGCAACCGTATTAACAGGTTCGCCAACTGTGTTTGCTGGATTTAGGCCAATTAGTGTGCAAGGCATTAGTACTGCAATTTGTGGACATAAGTGTACTATTGGTGCTGTTACTGTTCAAGCAACATAGAATCTAAATAACATTCACTAAACTTTCTAACAAACGTACCAACAGTCTTTTCATACTCATCATAAGATCTAAAATTTATGTTCCAGTCTGGACATAACATATTCATAAACATTCCATACTCGTCGCTGTGAACAAATGCATGTCCTGTGGGTGTGACATAAGTATAGCCTGTGTTATTGCCTGTGTTTTTTAATTGCTTACGTTTAGGATGTTGTAATATAGAACAGTTATGATTGCCTTTATTATATACTTTTAAAAATTGTGCCGCCCATATAGTACGATACAATTCTACTGGTTTTTCTTTTTTATAATCTATGCTTGAATTATATAAGTGAGGCTGAACATCATATAGCCATTGTTTGTTCTTGTTTATAATACTTTGTCTACCAGTAGAGTCACAGTATTCATAGTGAAGACGTAATACAATATCATGTGTTGCACAGAAGGCTTGTATTTTAGGTATTTGATATTTATTGTGTTCGTACAAATAAAATTGTATTGTGCGTTCACCTTTTGTGTCTTTGATGTTTTGTTTAATATCAGACCAATCGGCTCCTAAGAATACTTTACCGCATTGCTCTTCTATTCCGTCTAATAGAAATACTACATTAACTTTCTTATTATCAATAGCTCTTGTGCCGTATGTAGTCACGTGTGCGTAACGATCTTTAGTTACACTGTCTAAGAATGCATCAAAGTGTATCCAATCCACAGGATCACCGTAAACACACTGTAACGCAACGGTGTCGTGCTGTGACCATATGGTGTTGTATAATTCGAGACTTAAATCCAGTACAGGATAATCTCTTTTGCCCCAACGATGTTGAAACCAAGTTCCTTGAGAAGATGTAGGATTATATATGCTGTTGCGAGTTGTTACGTCGAGTATCATTCACTAACAATACCAGTTTCTTCTTCGGTACCTTCTTCTTCTACTTCTACTTCTACTTCTTCAACGTCTAAAATAGACAAATAGTCCTCAGAGGCTGATGCTAATGCAGGAGTAATGAATAAAATGTTTTGAACGGGTATAGTAACCATATTAGCATCTGCTGTTAGCACCAACGGAACTAAAACAACTTCGCCATTATTCACAACAACGTTTAATGGTCTTGTGACTGTGACATACTTAATATCATCGTCTGTTGATACTAACTGGCCAAGTATTTCACCTGTTAGTGTTTTAATAGTAACAACTTTACCAAGCATTGCTTGTATGTCATACATTAGATATCACCTAATTTACTTGTATCTACTAATGCTTTAAACTCTGTAAAACCGCCAATCTTTTCGCCATCAACAATAATTTGTGGGAAAGTTCTTGCACCTGGAAATGTTTCCATTAATGTTTCTCTGTCAAAGTCTTCATCTAACATTTTGTATGTTAGTTCATATCCTTCTCTTTCTGCTAATGCCTTTGCTTGAACGCAATACGGACATTGCGGTTTGCTGTATATTTCTACTATCATTATAAACTCAATCCTTTAAATGTGTCTTCAGTTACGTCTTGTTTAGTACCACCAATAACATAACTACTAATCTCTGTCTCTTGTGGTGCTACTTGTACCTCGCCTCCACTGATCCACTTCTGTGTCCATGGTAAAGGATTTGCTTGGCTTGTTTGATATGGAGGTGTAATACCTACTGCTCTCATACGTTTAGCGGCAATCCATTCAACATATTGTTTTAGCAGTTCGGAGTTTAAACCAATCATACTACCATCTTTGAACAAATACTCTGCCCAATCCTTTTCCTGTCTCACAGCATCCATAAACATTTCTGTGCTTTCGCCTTCACACTCTTTGCGTATTTTAACAAAGTCTTTGTCGTCTGTAGGCAACAATTTTAATATTTGCTGTGTACTTGCCAAATGAACGTTTTCATCTCTGGCTATAAGTTTAATTATCTTTGCATTACCTTCCATTTTCTTTAATTCGGCAAATGCCCAACTACAAGCAAAGGATACATAAAAACGTACACCTTCCAGAATGTTGACAGCCATTAGTGCTTTGTATAATACTTTCTTGTGTTCATACGTGCCAAACAGATTAGGATTGTCATTATATCTAACTAACTCATCATAATACTTACTGATACTATCACTGCATGATGAAATTTCTTTGATGTCTAACATTTCGTCAAACACTTTACTTGGGTCTGAATACACATTTCTAATAATGTGTGTATAACTTCTACTGTGGATTGTTTCACTGAATGCCCAAGTTTCAATCCAAGTCTCTAACTCAGGTATTCCTACTATAGGCAAGAAAGCAAGATTAGGTGAACGACCTTGTACACTATCAAGTAGTATTTGTCGCTTCAAGTTGCTTGTAAATATATGCTGTTCATGGATAGTTAAATCTTTAAAGTCCTTGCTATCTTTTGTAATATCAACTTCTTCTGGTCGCCAAAAGAAACCAAGTTGCTTATCTGTTAATTTGTCAAACTGTTTATATTTTAATGTATCATAACGTTGTAAGTTTACCCCACCTGAAGTGTCTAAAAACATTTTAGAAGTGGTGTGGTCTCGATGTTTTGTACTAAAAACGGTCCGTGCCATGTATTCCTCTTTACTCATTTATATCTTGCATGATTCACAATCATCGTCATCGATTGCTACTTGTTCTAATTCTGGTAGATCTTTAACTTCGATCTCCCCCTGTCCATCGTATGTGTTATTGTAATACAATTGCTTACCACCGTATTTGTAAAACATAATAACATGTTGTAGTAAAACACTCATTGGAATCTTTTCATCTTCGTAGTGTTCTGGATTGTATGATGTATTTACCGAAATACCTTGATCTATGTACTTCTGTAATACAGCCATAATCTTTAAATATCCTTCTGGGCTCTTCTGATCCCACAGTAAATCATACTTGTTTTTTAACTTTGCATATTGTGGTACTACTTGTTTTAACACACCATGTTTGCTTTGCTTAATGCTTACAAAACTACGTGGTGGTTCAATACCGTTTGTGCTGTTACTGATCTGTGCTGATGTTTCTGCTGGCATAAGTGCCATCAGTGTTGAATTACGGATACCAGTCTCTGCTAACTGCTTACGCAATCCTTTCCAATCTTGTCTTTCTTGATGCTTAACAAGTTCATCAACTTCCTGCTTATATGTTTGGTTAGGTGTAATACCTTTGCCATATTTAGTTTCTACTGTGCCAGGACATGCGCCTTTCTCTACTGCCAAGTCTGCACTGGCCTTGATAAGTGCATAACTCCATGCTTCAGCATACTCGTCAACAAGTTCTAAATTAGGCTCTTGATAATTGCTGTCATTCTTTGCTAACCAGAATGCAAAATTAATAATACCAACGCCTAACGGTCTGCGTTTCATTGTGGCAAGTTCTGCCGCTAACACAGGATATTTTTGATAATCTAATAAAGCATCGAGACCTCTAACTGCTAAATCGCATGGCTTAGCAAAATCCTCAGGCTTCTTAATAAGTCCCCAATTGATTGCACTTAATGTACACAATGCTATTTCGCCATCAGCATCATCTGTGCTTGTTAATGGTTTAGTTGGCAAGTTAATCTCGCAACATAAATTGCTCATCTTTACTGGAGCAACTGCTTCATCAAAACTACTATGCGTGTTAGCATGATCAACATTCATCAAGTATATTCTACCTGTGTCTTTACGTTCTGTTACAAACGCAGAAAACAAATCAATTGCTTTGATAGACTTCTTTTTAATACGTGTATTACGTTCTGCTGTTTCGTATAGCTCTTTAAATTTATCTTGATCGTTAAAGAATGTTTCGTATAATCCTGGTACGTCATGCGGTGAGAATAATGTAATGTCTCCACCACTTAATAATCTTTCGTACATTAACTTATTAAATTGTACACCATAGTCCATATGTCTTACACGGTTTTCTTCTGTACCTTTGTTGTTCTTTAACACCAACATGTCTTCTATTTCTAAATGCCAAATAGGATAGTATAGTGTTGCCGCTCCGCCTCTTACTCCACCCTGTGAGCATGACTTAACTGCTGATTGGAATAGTTTATAGAAGGGGATAACTCCTGTGTGAGTTGCGTCTCCACTCCTAATAGGCGAGCCAATTGCTCTAATGTTGCCGGCTCCTATACCAATACCTGCCTTTTGACTCACATACTTAACAATACTTGATGTAGAAGCATTAATACTATCGAGACTGTCATCAGTTTCAATGAGAACGCAACTACTGAATTGTCTTTGCGGAGTTCTAACGCCAGCCATAACAGGAGTAGGCAAACTAATATAATGTAAACTAACTGCATCATAATAATCTTTTACTGTTTGTAATCTTGTTTCTTCCGGGTAATCACTGAACAATGTTGCCGCAATTAACATGTATGCTACTTGTGGTGTTTCAAATATTTCACCTGTGCTTCTGTTCTGCACAAGGTACTTACCGCGGAATTGTTCCATAGCCGCATAAGTCAAACTTTCATCGCGAGTGTGATCTATGTGGTCATTCAATTCATCAATTTCTGCTTTTGTATAAAGTTCAAGTATTTCTGCATCATAAAATCCTCTGTCTACATTAACTTGTATGAGATCACATAAGCAATACGGTTCAAATGCGCCATACACTTGCTTACGTAAATGATAGTTAATTAGTCTACCTGCTACAAATTGATAGTTTGGAGTTTCTTCCGTGATTAAATCTGCGGCACTTTTAATAAGTGTCTCTTGGATATCGGTACTTGTTATACCACTGTAAAACTGAATTTGACTTTTGATTTCTACTTCTGATGCTGATACACCAGTAATGCCTTCACAAGCATGGAACACTACCTTATGCAGTTTATCGAGCTCTAAGTCTTCTTTTGTACCGTCTCGTTTTGTGATAAGAATCTGCTTCGACATGTGTCTTCCTGTAATTGTTTGTTTGTGTCTATTAATAATCTAAGACTTTATTTTATACTACTTTACTTATCTTGTCAAGTGAAAAGTTTATCTGCAGTTATAATGTGTGAGACAAACCTGGTGCAGTTCTCATAAGCATGGGCAAGAGGAATAATTTGCCCTGGTGTAAAATTATAACACAGATTTTCTTGAATTAAGATAAGTCCATCTGTTCCTGTTTCAAAATTACTTATCGCTTCTAACCGTATTTCTGAAGTATTAATGAAGTTAAAATGATGCAATGTGGCTGTAATAACTAACGTCAAACCGGACTGACAGATATAGCCTTCTTTGACTATTTCAAATACATTAG